ATGTTATAATAACCCCTTAAATAAGCCAAAAACACGCTATAAAAGTATGTTTTTTAGGTATTTTAACGATATTCCTTGGGATATAGCCTATTATCTACTATATCTTATAGATAATCAGCATTTTCCCTTCGACATGAGACGTGTGCTTAAAGGCTCAAAATTGCGATTTTTTCACTTTTCAGGGGCCCCAACCCCCGTTTATAGCCCATTTTACTATGGGTATAATTACTTTTTGTAATAAGGATAGTTACTTTTTAAAAAGCTGTACTATTTTTTAAATGCTAGTACACCCTAGAGAATCGTCTTTTTAATTAAATTGACCCCTTTAATTTGTCGGATTGGTTTATCAGCCAGTCAGAAATCCTCAAGTCGTCTGCAGATTGCGTTGAATACAGGGAAAGCGGCCGGCCGAATTTACTCTTCTTCAATTACACCTTTATCGCATTTGGCAGACTCAAGCCGCTTTTCTGACGATTTAATAATATCATATATATCCATAGCAATATTACACCAATACTGTGCGAGGCTCGGCTCTTTCTTACTTTCATCCTCAAGTCTATCGAGTTCGGCAGTTTTACTATCGATATCAGCATTCAACTTATCTATCTGTGCAGTTTTAATATCGATCAACTTATTGATCTTGGCAGCTTCGATGTCGATATCATTCTTTGACTTCCTAATTTCCTCAAGCATCTCGCGCAATTCTTTGATGGAAGTGATGTCAGACATGTTATCTCCTTTCAAGAGATATGTATTAAGATTGTTTTTTGCTCGCTACGCTCGCAGGGGGAGGGGCTGCGCCCCCCCCGGGCCCCCCGGCAGTCTAGCTATATTCTTTTTAAAGGCGGCTTTTCCGGCCGCCTTTTCTTCTTCAAGCTGTCCTTTAGTCCCCAAATAATACCTAACGGTATTGAGACTGGTAGTCCCAATATCATTAGTATGACCCCGGCCGAGATTCTCAGTGTCAGTACTGGTCCGCTTGGCTTCATGGAGTTCGCAATGCCGTTGATAACGCAAAATCCGAAAATTAGCGTGATCCAGAGAGTAAGCATGAGATCCCCTTTCAAGGGTATCTAAAGACATGAGATTAAGAGGGTTTTTATTTACGTCCGTAGCGGAGCATATGGCGTAGCGGAGTATAGCTAGGTAAGTTTGGCGTAGCGGCGTTGGGTTTTTCCTTTGGCGTAGCGGAGTTAGGCCAGGTAAGTAGGTTTTTCCTTTGGCGTTAGGGTTTTCCTTTGGTGTAGCGGAGTATATGGCCGCCATATACTCTCCTTTCTAGTGATTGGGCCTCTCACCCATCCGACAGTTTAAAGTCTTATTGGACTCAGTACTCCTACGTGGAGTACTTACGGCAGACGAAGATCCGGTACCGACGTTGGATCTTCAGGCAGCACCACACAATAAAGTCCATTACTCACTCCCTTCGTACATGGTGGGGACTTCGATGTACCAGGACACATCAGTGTTCTTGTTCCACTTCTTGGTGAGGATCTCCGGGATTTCCTCGAAGGGCATGGCATCAGTGGGATTGCCGCTGTTGAATCGAACCATCTCCCAAGTGAGGTGACTCTTGAACCCACATCCTCCTTTGCACACGAGGAACTGTGGCTGGAGGACATGCCTCGTGTTTCTGCGACATCCGTGGCAGTAACGTACGTGGTTGTACTTATTCTGCCTCAGGTCCTTGAGCATCGGGCTGGGGAATCGCCTTTTCCCATCATGAGAGAAGTTCTTAAGATGGGTCTTAATCCAGCTCTTGAAGATCCACTCATCACAGGGAAGATCTGCCAGGTAGTTGTAGCCTACCCATCTTTCCTTGCCCCACTTGTTCACAATGAAGAAGTTGAGACTGACCTTCCTGAGAAGGCCAAAGTTACCGTCCCAACGACCAGCAGGTTCTAGCCAATCTCCTACCTTGACACCAGTGAACGGAGCATCGAGGTCCTCTTCTCTCTTGTCGTCTCCCCAGGGATTCAGGGGATCAGTGTAATCACCATCCTTCCTGTCCGTAGCAGCCTGAGCCATAGTGGCAAACCACTTCTGATGCTCATCTCGTGTCTCGCCTACATAAGGCATGGCATTGAGTAGCCTGGATTCCGCGTTCTCAACATCTCTCTTGAGACGATTGAGAATCCTTATCTCATTGCCATTAATAATCTGAGGGAGACACAACTCCACGCCTACCAGCTGTTTCGTTGTGAGCTCATCGATACTCATGAGTTCACAGTTAACGCTGTCCTTCACCCATGATGCATGGATGAAACGCTTACCCTTGACCTTAACATTGACAGGCTTGAGGATTGCGAGGTTGTGACCCATGACTGTAGTGGCCTTCCACCACTTGTCATCATAGCTCTCCATGTGGAGAACCTTGTAGTCCATCACGGATGAGGACCCGTATCGAGACGGGTTCTCCTTGTCAGAGGGGTAGGTCACCTTGACCTTGACTGAGTAGCACTTGCTCAGGAGATTCCTATACCTCCAGAACAGGAGTTGTGCCAGAATTACCTCGAGTGCTTCGCCCTTGAGGTAGTCGCGAAACGTGGACGTTTTAACGTTAGACATTGTGTTCCCCTTTCAGAGGGAATGGATGTGAACGACATATGGCAGTACTTATAGGGCGCCCTACCCCTGGCGCCGTACCACTACTCTTGGATGCCTTCCTTGTAGCCGTCCTTGATGTCCTGTGCCACCGACTTGCTGATGTCGGTTACCTTGGCTGCCATACGACCGAAGAAACCAGGCGTCTTCTTCACGATGGGTTTGGCCTTGGTGACTACCTGTCCGACGTACTTACTGACGTTTTTGACTTTAGACATGGGTATCCCTTTCAGAGGATGATGAGGTGTAGTGCTAGACTCAGGCTGCATGCCAGCAACCACGACACGACGATGGCGAACACGACCATGAGAGCCTTGTCCCATAGGTCACGCAACATCGACCTGCTCCTTGACCGTGTACACATTCGTACCTTCGTCTTTGTTCATGCTGTCTGCCAGCCACTGTGCAGACTCCTTGTCGTCGAAGACTGCCCATACTGAGTGGCCACCCGTGACTACGTAGACTGTGTTGTGTAGGACGATGTCCCTGAATGCGTTGGCCTTCATACTGTGCTCCTATCCGCATGATTGCGAAGATGAGGGTGATGATGATGATGGTGATGATGCACACTAGCATCACGATGCCTTCCTTGACGCTGTAGTTATCTTCTATTGTTACTTCCTTTCTGTGCCGAGATGCGTTGGTTCTGCATGAAGGGGAGCAGGGTAGCTTGTACCATGTGACGTACCTCCTTGGTGGTGCGTCCAGTGCGCAGACTCACCTTGTGGACCAAGTCACTGTCACTGTCTACCACCTGTGCCATGGCTGCTTGTGCTGTCATGGGGATGTGGGTGGTGTAGTGCGTGGTCAAGTCTAGTAGTCTCATCGTTGCACAGACGATGTCACCTGGGAGAGAGGGGACGAACTGTTGACGTACGTTGCGACGAACTGCTTGACGCGTGTGAGCGCGAGCCATGATGACTCTTTCCATGTGAAGACAACAATGCCCTAACCTCAAATCTCTTCTTCATGAAGAGGGGGTGGGCGTGAAACGATCATGATCAAAAGATCATGAAATCAAAACTATCCAGGAACTCGATCTATAAAAAAACAAAGGAACTCGATCTATAAAAACACGAGCCTAAAGGAGCCAGCCCATAGAAAACATCTACAAAGAGCTTCGCTCAAAAACGACAAATATATTTTTCCAATAAAAATTTCCACACAAACAATTTTCATCCGAGTCTTTTGCAAGTACCATAAAACGGGAACGCCGCGAAACTTCTATTTCTAGAGTTTTATTTTGAATTCGCCGCGTCCTTGTGTTAGTCTTCAACCTAGTTCGAGAGAGTACTCCCGTTTCTAAGTACAGGTGGCCCCAAGTAAGTAGACCATCCTTACTGGGGCCGTTTTTATGTTATATTCGGCCGCAATCCGGAAGGATAAATAATGTCTCGATCAACGATAATGGATCTTATATTAATGAGAGGTTCATGGATATATGTAAAACCTGAGGAAAATACTGTAGTATATATGTCATCGATGCTTACCTCTAAGAAGCCTTTCTTTGTCCCTATGGGCATATGGAGGAGACTTAATGCATGTATTAATAGGGCTATTACATTCCCTATTTATTTGTATTACAGGATATGTAAAGGGTTTCATATTGTCTATCCTGGCAATTGCCAAGGGCCTTTGATAGCGCATTACGGGATTGATGGAGATATACTGAGTTTTTGGCTGGAATGTATTGAAGATGGAGACTTTGATATAATTGTTAAGGGGTGGCGTGCTGATGCATCACCTGGTGCTACTGCTGAATTGCAAATAGCGAGAAGGCTTGGACTTCCGATTAAAAATGTATTGGGTCGCCAGCCCAGTTGACGTTCACTACTCTACTTTGTATAGTCATTACTTGTGGTTGGGAGCCGTATTCCAAGGAGACTTCATGACACTCTATAATAAGCTAGATGAGTGGATTGAAGAACTTTTTAAAAGTGTAGAAGAAACAGAACTTAAGCCCTATTTTTGGTATAACGAAGCTGGAGACCAATATGAGTTCCTTAGCTCTCCAGAATCATATGTATCTAGTGAGATGATTGGATTTTTGTATTCGGGATTTTGTGCCCTTTGCTATGATGACATTAAATAACAAAGAATATTAGGAAAGCCTTAAATAACACCTCCCCTTAACAATTAGACACAGGAGTAGTGCATGTCCTCGTTGACACCCACGACCGTAGAGGCGGTATCACCTAATCAACATTCAGTTTTTCCTAATGCCGCAGCAGAGTTTGTATACGTACGTACTTATGCCAGGTGGATGGAAGAGGAGGGACGCAGAGAGACGTGGCAAGAGACCGTAGACAGATATGTTAACTTTATCTACGAGAAGCATCGAGATAGGGTGAAACCGAGGGTATATAAACACATCAGGAAAGCTATAGGATTGTTGGGGGTCGTACCATCTATGCGCGCCTTATGGGCTGCAGGCCCCGCTGCAGAATTTGAGAACCTCTGTTTTTATAATTGCAGCTTTCAGGCAATAAATAAGATAGAGGCTTTTAGGGAGTGCTTATACATACTTATGTGTGGTGCTGGATACGGATTTTCAGTTGAAAAGAAATACACTACTCAATTACCTGTAATTCCCAATATAAATACTGAGAATATCCCACAAACTCATATTGTTGATGATTCAAGAAAGGGATGGGCTGATTCATTAGATATTCTTATTAATTCGCTTTATGAAGGACGAGACGTGCATATGGACTATAGCGATATTAGACCACGAGGCGCAAGACTAGTAACAATGGGTGGCAGAGCGTCTGGTCCAGATCCGCTTATATGTCTCCATGCCTTTGTTAGAGAAACATTCTTTACCGCTCAAGGTCGGCAACTGATGCCTATAGAGTGTCACGACATAATTAATGAAATAGGAGAAATCGTTGTAGCTGGAGGTGTCCGTAGATCCTCAGAAATGTCGCTATCAGATCTAGATGATTCAGATATGGCTAAGTCTAAAGAATGGCCATTCCCGCAACGTAGAAGAATGGCAAATAACTCTGCGGTCTATGACAGTAAGCCTAGTGCAGTAGAATTTCTTAAAGAGTGGTCTATACTTGCTTCTTCCGGAACAGGGGAAAGGGGCATATTTAATAGGTATGCTGCGCGAGCATCTGCCCCTAGTCGTAGAAATAGCGATCTAATTATTGGAGTTAATCCCTGCAGTGAGATAAACTTAAGATCTGAACAACTATGCAACCTATCTGAAGTTATCACAAGAGTAGAAGATGACTTAGATATGATGTTTAAGAAAATAGAGACAGCAGTATGGATTGGAGCAATACAGTCCACATATACTTATTTCCCATATCTAAACGACAACTGGATTAATAACTGCGAAGAAGAAAGACTTTTAGGTGTTTCTATTACAGGGCAAATGGATAGCCCTAGATTGTTTAGTCCTGACGCCGTAAGGGCCATGAAACGTAAAGCCATTAAGACGAGTCGTCATGCCGCTTCTGTACTTGGTATCAACGAGCCAACTTCAGTAACATGCGTTAAGCCATCGGGTACAACATCTCAAGTTACCAATTCATCTTCAGGTATGCACACGAGATTCTCTCAGTATCAAATAAGAAGATATAGAATCTCATCGACAGATCCTCTTCTTTCCATGCTGCAAGATATTGGTATGGAAGCATCACCAGAAAATGGAGAAGGACCAGAAGATTGGGACTTAGCCGATTCTGCAAGTGAACGTAAGAAAGATTTGTGCTCTATACATGTAGAGGGTGAGCAGTGGAGTAAAGATAAAGTCAGAACTTGGATTTTATCTTTTCCCATTAAAGCCCCAGATGGTTGCATCACAAGAAACGATCTTTCTGCAATAGAACAATTAGAGCATTATAAAAAAATGCAGACCAATTGGTGCGAACACAGCGTTAGTTGCACGGTTTTTGTTAAAGAAGACGAATGGTTTGATGTTGGTAATTGGGTTCTAAAAAACTGGGAAACTACTAGTGGTGTGGCATTTTTGCCATATGATGGAGGTCATTATAAACAGGCGCCAAATGAGGAAATTACTAAAGAAGAATATGATAAAATGGTAGCAGAAATGCCAGAAATAGATTACTCCCTTCTTAGTGCTTACGAGAAGGAAGATAATACGTCTGGAGCTAAAACATATGCCTGTACTGGTGATTCCTGCGAATTAACTTAGCCATTCTACCTTAGGACCGTGGCCGGTGTGGGTACGCGTCCTCCATAGTAGTGAATAGCCCCGGATGCTCTCTGGGGCTATTTGCTTGATAAAAAGCATCACAAGCTGTAAGATAGTTAGACTTGTGAGCTTCTGAAAGGTTCGAATGACAATTCCTTTCTATATTAGAGAATTTCAGAAGATTGTTGACGAGAATCAAGATGCCATAGCATATTTTCAATTACACCACAGAAAGATATATGGTACCTATCTGGTCTACAGAACAGGAGCTCGTCCAACTTGTCCTGGAACTCGAGCATCTCTTAAACTTCTCTGGGGAGACGGAATGAGGCTTAATGCCAGCAGATTCGAAGAGTCCCTTCGGTCCTGGGGTTACACTACCTAATCAGCTTAATTCANATACNGGTGCCTCTTCCGCATTGGTTCCCTTGGCTCCAGATGTGGATACTACATTTTTAGATGTGCTCCCAGAATCTATTGCGCATCAATTAACTATAGAACAGAGAGATGGATTGCTTGAATACGGTAAGGGTATCCAATATGGTTTCACCAGCCAAGCTGCGCCAATGATTTGCCGCGACGAAAAATGTCATCCAGCTGGAACAAAAATACTTACTTCTAACGGAGAGAAGCAGATAGAAGACCTATCGGAACAAGATCTAATTATTGGGTGGGAACAATCCACTCAAGCTATAGTAGGCGGATTCAAAAACGGCAACATAAAAGGTTACTCGTTTTCTCTACATAGCCGACATTATTCTGGTGTTGTACATAGAATAGAGGTAGACGACAAGTCTCACGTCGTAACTCCAGAACACTATTCAATCGTAAAGTGGGGAGAGAAGTCTCACGACGCATTTGCGGTTTACTTGATGCAAAAGGGAGATTTTTGGCGCATTGGAAAAACTCAACTATTTGGACACAGGGGATTGTTTAGTCCAGCAGCAAGAGCGCGAGTAGAAAAGGCCGACAAGCTTTGGATTTTAGGTGTTTATAAGACAAATACGGAAGCCCTGTTGGCTGAAGAATATTTTTCCACCACTGGGAAGATTTCCAAAGCTTTATTCATAGCAACAAAAGAAGGTCTTAGTGAAGAAAGATGTAATGGACTATATATAGGGGTTACTCAAGAACAGCTCGACGAGCACCATCTGTCTATGCAGAAACCACAATCATATTATGCATCGTTTCTAAATTCAATTGGATTAAATGTTTCACTACCAATCTGGGAAAATGGAAAGAAAGCTTTTTCAGACACGGGCACAAACAGAAGTCTTGATAAAAATTGCATTATCACAATTAATGCTATAAATATAGTTGACGGATTTATGATGGTCCCGTGTTACCCTAAAAAACTTCAGGAGCACAAATATCTGCATTATCCAACATTATGGAAAGACGCTATTATCACTACGGAGGAATATACCGGAAGCGTCTATAGTCTAAACGTAGACAAACACCACACGTATTTTGCTGAAATGATCGCGACACATAACTGTCCATTCTTTGACAAGTGTCCACTTGTTGCTAACGCTATACCGAGAGCCTTCAATAAAGAGTGTCCAGTTGAACGTGCACAAATAACTTCCTGGACGCATACGTTCTCAGTGGCAGCATCAATAGATGCTACTGATCCCGCCTTTGCATATGACATGTTACTAATAGACCAAATAGTATTCCAGATGTTATTAGAAGCAAGGTCTGCTTGGCAGCTTGCATTAGATCCCAAGATAGAGCGTCGTTACGTAACAGGGTTCAATCCACTGGGTCAACCGTTCTATACTACAGAAGTAGCAAAAGCAGCAGAGTTCTACGAACGCTTAGTTAAAACTAAGCTGAGGTTGCTCAAAGAACTACTTGCCACCCGTAAAGCTAAAGCAGATGCAGAATCCAAAGGATATGCAGATCCGTCACGAGTCGCTGCCAACCTTATGAGTAGAGCTAAGAAGATGAGGTCTGTTACTCAACGCTCAGATGGAACTACGGAAGCTCTAGAAATAGATATAGAAGATACCTATAATTCATCTGAAGCACACGATGATGGAGTTAGTCCACCTCAAGCTCCTCCAGTTCCTGGAGAGATAATAGACGTAGATATCAATGATCCATAATAACAACTGTTGCTGCTCCGCATGTAGTGGGGCTAAACGCAGCCGTCCAATACACAACAGGCTGGTAAACTCAGCTCGTGAACGAGTTAAGAGTGTTAAACAAAAGTTTAGCTCTCATAAAGTTCATGAGCAGTCTACCATTAGTGGTATAAGACAGCCATATCCTACAAGCGCCACTCAGTTCGCTGCTATGAAAGCAAATCCCACCAGTGACTTTGTTGGCGGGTATCTGCAAAGCTATGAGCAAGACGGACCGGGCGTATCTCCCGATTATTTCAAAAACCTACATAAAGATGACGCACATGATCTATTAAGTCATATGGGTGCATATAAGCAACTTGTAAGAGAGGAAGCTCAAAGGAATTGGCAAAAATCTAAAGTAATAAGTATGGACAATATAGATGAGATATCTGCCATTCTCAATGATGAAGGACTAGTAAGACGCTCATTAGTTATAGATCCTAATGATATTACTATGAAGAGCACTATGCCACGTCGACCAGTTGTTGAAGTACCAGGCGTAGACTATTTTGTAGACTTAGAAACAGTAGACATTAGATCTACTCGACAATCTAAATATACACATACTAGGCCCATAAATGAGCCTATCGGTATAGTGGAGTTTGCTACATATAGGCGCAGCAAAGCCAATCCTATGAAGATAATACCTATGGGGTCGGGAACTGGTTTCACTGAAATTATCACTAAGAAGATGCTTCAAGAGTATGGCGTTACATCTCATAAGGATATCCCAGAATCCTTTATAGAGACTCTCGTTACAGATAGAGTAAGTGGTGCAGGCAGCAGGTTCAGTGAGAACATGCTCTCAGAAGGAAACACTCTTCGCACTGTATTAGAGAACACAGTAAAAGCCGCCACTACTGGTATTGTCCCAGGTACCAAGGAAACTCCTGCTAAGTTCGCTAAGACATCTAAGTACTTAAAGGGCTTAGTAAGCGCATGGGAGAAAACCCAGGCAGATGGCGGTAAAGTAGTATTCAACGCATGGAATGCTGGATTTGATATAGCAAGAATAGCTGATAGTGTTCAGAGACTTGGCAGCGATAGTTTACAGCAGAGATTTAACAATATTGTCGGTGATGCTGATTACTTTGATATAGTAGATCTTTCAGATCCTGTTAAACAAGCTCACGTAGACAGGATGCTTAGAGATAAACGCTACGCTCCTGTATTTATTAACGCAAGAGAAGTGGAAGACGCCTTCAGTAAGGGCGTAAGCACTAAGGAGATTATTCAATCAGTTAGGTCTGGCGAGTCCCCATACCTCAAGCGTAACGAAGCAGTGAGATCCTTTTTCGACGATGTCGAGATGTATAGGAAGAAGTCGTCTAACAAGAAAGAGATATTTGCCAGTAGACTAAGGCGTGCATATAACGACGGCAACGTTAAGCTAAATATAAGTAGGAAAGAAACTCGCGAATCTATTATAGACCTCATTAGTACACAGTTAGCCAGTGTCGCTGAAACAGTTCCAAATAGGGGCAATGAGCTTCCTGCATTGAGAAGAGCCGGCAATGCATTAAAGACTCACGACTTATCTAGGTATATAGAAAAGTTTTTAATAGGTGCATATAATCCCGATGCAGGAAAACTATCACTATTCGGCAATAAGGTTGGATTCTCTGAGACAGTAAGACCAGACCTTGTTGCAGGTTTGACTACAGGATTAGATTTTATCTCTGGATGGTCACATGATGCATGGGACTCATTAGGTCAGATAGGCAGCACAAGAACCGGCAGTAAGAACCACTTAGCTTTCTATGATGCTCCAGCCAGTAAAGATACATCAGATAGAGTCAGAACATTAAACGAAATATCTCGTGGGCACCACCCAGCAAGTAATCTACATCCATCTGCTTTTAAAGATGTGAAGATTGCAGACACAAGACAGGCGAAGCACAGTTGGCAGCTTATGGAAGAATGGTTGCAAGATGGCGCAAGACAACCAGGTGTATTCAAGACTATGCAAGAACGAGCTCAGGCAGAGATTGAAGGACGTATGGAATCTGGTCGAGATATGAGCGCCACAAAGCGCATTACTGCCATGAAGGAACATAAGACAGGGATGGGCAAACCATCTAAAGAAGTATTAGATAAGGTCCGCACTATAGACAATATTGGTAAAAAAGCACTTAAGAGAAAAGGCGGCTCGTGGCTTAAAGGTGCCGCCATCCTCTCTGGACTATATCTATTGTCCGACTGGAACAGAGAAAGCCAGATAGAAGGTTTAAGACAACCCGAAGGTCAGTATGACCAGATAGGTGGCATATCTCCTTCTGGTGACCAGTTATTCGGAGATTTCGGTTCAGGCCGCAATCAAATGTTACAGATATCAGAGTCTCAGTATACTCCAAGAATATCTGCATCTATGCTTGGATATAGAGGAGAGCATCTTGAAAATATGTTGTTAGGTCTTGATGCACCAATGTGGGTTCAAGGCACGGCAGAAAGGGGTCAAAACACCCACAATATGATCGAGCAAATATTTATGCAAAATGGTCTTGCGCAGGCAGCAGAACACACAGTATATGACGAAGATTTAAACATTAAAGGCCGAATAGACTTATGGTTGCCATCTGGTATCCCATTAGAAATTAAAACAGTTGAAGACTATGATGCGCTAATGGCATTAAAGTCCCCCAAGGATCCCCATGTATCTCAGGCCAACTTCTATGCTTATGCGGCCAATACCCCATATTCAATGATTGGATACGCTGCCAGAAATGATCCGCATAGAATAAAGTATTTCAAAGTAGATAAAGACAACGAGAGATTAAGCAGAGACGTAGCTGCAGTAAGACAGGTCCAAAATCAGCTAATAGACAGCGGTAGGCTCAATAAGCTCGAGCTTGGCATGCATGAGGTCGCAAGTACAATGCGACTATATCAAACAAGGTTTCTGGACTCTGGATATTCTCTACCGTTCAGAATACCAGGCATGATTGCCGAAACTGGATATAATGCTATAAGACAATTAGGCGATTACACTAAACATAATGTCGAGAATACGTATAGAATGGAGAGACCTAAAGTAGACACCCGAGGATGCNCTGGTAGAGCTAAAGTGAGGAATCAACAAAGCAGATGTTTTGTTCAGCCAGTATATACACCGCGTAGGTTAAATATGAATAGAAGTAGGTCAAACAATTACCATGATGGAGGTTTAGCATGAAGAGCGCTCGACCTATAATGAATCAAGTAAGAAATTTCTTTGGGCACAAGCTTGGTGCATCAGTAGGCCGCTTTGCTAGGCACAGTTAGTCCAATCAAAGCGCACAGAATTAGCCAGTTCAACGCAGCTAAAAATACTAATGGTGTTGGTACTAGTGGCCCAGAAAATTGGGGCGCCGCCATTAGATCTATGTGGAATTCTAATTATTCTATGAAGAATTACTTTCAAGGACAGACATATAGATATAGACCAGGTAGACAGAGCGGCATCTATGGCAACATAAAATCTCCCGGCACACAGGCAATAGCCAATAGACGAATGGCAGTAGCTGGAGCAGCAGGAGCATGGGGTGCCTCAAGCTTTCTCATGGGCAACGACAACCCAGTGAGCAACTTTGTTAGTTCTACAGCAAGTCTCGGCGTACATGCTGGCATAACAGCGGCAATAGGTAGTAAAAGCCCAGTTGCAGCTATGGCTTATGCTGGAGTAGCAATAGCGAATATGGCAAGACCTGGAAATAACTGGGGGCCGATGTAATGTTAGGTAGACTCGCTTCCATCCTTGGTCGGTTAGCAAAAAGAGGCTCTTCAGCTGCTAACCAATCATTCCTTAGTGGGGCAACACATCTGGCTAAAGATGGAGTGGCTACTAAAATATCGTCAGCATATATCGGTAAATATTCTATAGGCGGTGGTGCACTGCGTATGGGAGCATATGGCTTGGGAGCAAGCGCATTGAGTTACGGCGCTAGCAATATAGAAAACATGCCAGGATTTAACGAATGGTCTCCAGCAGCAAGAGGATTAACACAGGCTGGTCTTACTCTTGGTTCATACTATGCTGGATATAGAGGACTTAAGGCAGGTGTACGAGGTGTCTCCGGCTCTATCCAAGGTGTTATGAACTCTGGACAAAGACTAGGACTTTCTTCTGCTGGGCGCGGATATGCTAGGCCAGGAGGCAGTGCTATCGTGTCAGATCCAACCACTATTCTTTATTCTAGAAATATACCACAAGGATGGAAAGGTCGGCGCAGACGCATACATAGGCAAAGAAATAGAAAAGGTCCTAATAGAGATGCCCAATTCAAAGTACAAAATGCTCCAATTAGTAGAGTACAAGAGTCGTGGATTGGTAATGGGAACTCTGTTATCGACAAATTCGAGAACATCGCTAGCATGCCAGGCCGTGCTGCAGCAAGCATGTTAGGTAATGTTCCAGGTGCTGTGGCCGACTTGAGTAAAGGAATAGTTACTGGTCCATTCAGTTTTGCCAATGCTGGACTTGCCGGTCTTGGATTAAGCAGAGGAAGTAAGGGATTATTGGCAGGTGGCGGCATTAGCGGAATGTTTAAAGAGTCCGCACTTGCGTTTGGTCAGATGAGGCATCCATATGCTGGCGCATTAGCCATGGGTGGAGCCGCAGGTATTGGTGTCTCAATGATTGGATACGAAGCTAAAAGAAGAAAAATAGGCAGCTATGGTGCTAGCTCTCCAATGATGAAGACTGGTACTATGCGGCCATTCAATAACTATGCACCAAACGTGGTCTTTATGGCACACAATAGGAACCGTGGAATGTGAAACGCAGAAAACGTAAATATAAATGGAGTATAGCTAAAAAGGGCAAAAAAGGCAGGCCCTATAAGAGCCCCCGGTATTTGCGATTCAGAAGAGATGTGCTTGAAAGAGACGGATGGAAGTGTCAGTGGCCAAGATGCGGTAAGGAAATATGGGATGGTACACGATTAGTCGTACATCACATTAAACGATGGGCTGATTATCCAAAATTGCGCTACACAGTAGATAACGGAATTTGCCTTTGCTGGGACTGTCATCAAATAACTATTGGAAAAGAACAGAAATACGAAAAGATGCTAACTAAGAAAGTGAACAATAAAAAATAATGCCAGGTCCATACGCAGACGCATACGGTCCATCGCAACAGAGTGCTTGGTACCACTTTTCCAGTGGTAGTGCTTTGGCAGACATAGCTATACTTGGTGGAATAGAAGAGGGAGTAAAAGCATTCTCTGGTCGTGGTGGTATGCTTGGAGCTGGTGGCGAACTTGGTAAAGTTAGCAACTGGATGGGTAGACTATTGGAGCCGGGTGGTATGGCGGGAGGTTCATATTATCAAAAATTAGACCACAAATAAATTTCACCCAGGAATAAGGCATTTCGCTAAAGAAGAATTCGCAGCACAGTATTTTGGCAAGGGCGGAATATTTAATTCGTCTACGTTTTTAAGAGATTCACATAGAGGTGTTGGCGTATTTACTGGTGGCAGGACTGCAGCAAGCGTGGTCGGAAAAAGAGCAGCTACCAGAATAACAGCTGGAGCAATGCTTACGCTCGGTGTAAGAACTGCCTTTACTGCTATGAATTTCGGGTTAGGTATATCGCTTGGACGAGGAATAGGAGATATCATAGCTAACTATGAAACTAACAAGCCCAACCAGGATATAACACTTGAGTCCGGTGGATTTTTCGCAGACACAAGAGCTGGATTCACACAAAGACAACAAGCAATTCAAACGATTCACAACTCACAACTCACAACAAGGGCTGCACTCGGAAATGAGGCATCATTTTTACACCAGTAATACGCAGAGCTGAAAGATCCGATGCCCAATCTCAACTATATGGATATGTCGGAGACCGAGTCAAGTGGANTGGGACACATTGTGAACTTACACAGGGGTCCAATTAAGAAAGAGTATCCGGTAACGCGGATGCATATATGATGACAGAACAAGAAGATAAAGATAAAGAAAAAGAACAGTATCTTGAGCTTCCTGGCGAAAAGCCAATCAAGCTCGACTTGCATGTTGCCGATGGCTATTTTCCAATGGACGACTATGCTGCTAATAATTATGAGCCAACACATGGAAGAGGCAATCATTTTTGCAGAGCATGTATAAACTATTATAAGAAGTTATATAAATCGGGCGTCACAAGATTTGAATTTATGCCTAAATGCGTAGGAGATATCTCTGCAACTAGCGACCACGTAACTAAAGAAGATTTCGGCGAGGATTATGATTATTTTAAAATAGTCCAAAATCCGGTATCCTTTGCAAAGTTCGAATTCAATTGGACCGCCCGCTGGTACCAGGAAGAGATGCTAAATTGTAGTGCCCAATTCAAATGTATGAGAGCTGGGAGACGTATTGGTAAATGTCTTACTGAAAATTCAAGAATATTATTGAGGTCCGGAAAATACGTCTCGATTAAAGACCTTGTAGAAGAAGAGTCTTTTACTGGACTTGGCGTTAACCCAAAAAAGCGTCAAACTATAAAAAGACAAAAAATGCGTGTCACACAAAATATCGTTCAACCGGTATTTAAGGTAACAACTAAAACCGGAAGAATCATAGAAGCAAGCGCGGAGCATCCGTTCTTAACTTGGGACGGATGGACGGAGCTACAGCACATGTCTAAAGGATGCGACATTGCTGTCCCGGGTGTCTTAAGAACCGAAACTACGGTGCGGCCTGACTCTCCAAATCGCATATCTGATTCTCAAATAAAATTAATGGCGTATATTATAGGAGACGGCGGAGTTACTGGTTTATCTGCTAAATTCACAAATATATCGCCAGATATCCATGAAGAAATCTACACAATAGCGCAAGACTTCGGCGTAGACTGGAGATGGGAAAAGGGATTTGAAAAAACACAGGGTTGGTTTGCTAAAAAGAAAAACACGGGGAAGCACAACCCAGTCATAAGTTTTCTAAAAAAACATAAGATATTCGGGAAAAACGCATTTAATAAGTGCGTCCCAGACTGCGTCTTCTCCATGAGTAGAGCCCAGCAAGCTCTGTTCTTGTCAAGAATATACGCCTGCGATGGATGGGCCTCCACATCTAATTCTAATACAGAGATAGGTTATTGTTCGGTTAATGAACAACTCGTTAGAGATATTCAGCATCTACTTCTACGATTCGGCATCATATCTACCGTCCGGCATAGAAAAACATCTAAAGACCACGGTGCATGGACAGTGGATATACATCAATCTGCCAGTATTAAAATATTCATAGACGAAATCGGGATATACTCTAAAAAAGAAGCTACAGACAAAATCCTGGCAGATATAAGTAATAAGGTTCAATCCGTAAAACCGAGTGACATATATTGGGATGAAGTTATAAACATAGAGCCACTTGGTGATCAAATGACCTACTCAGTGGAGGTATTGGACGAATACGACTGGGACCTAAAATCATTTTGTGCAAACGATATATGGTCGCACAACACCGAAAGTATGGCAATAAATGCACTTTTGGCATCTATATACTAATGGTGGGCTTGTAGATAACATATTCCAAATACTTGTTATCGCACCATATCAATCTCAGGTTGAATTAATATTCAATCTTATGCGCAACTTTATTAAAAAGTCAGACTCCATGTCTGTCCCCGGTCTTATAAAGAGAGACGTAAGAAATCCGCAACTCATTGAGTTATCTAATGGCGCCACAATACGTGGGTTCTCATCTGGTTCGCATAGTGGTGCAAAGTCAGATAAGATACGTGGACAGGATGCCAACCTTATTATTATCGACGAAGTAGATTACGTTAACGATGCAGATATTGAAGTAATTATGGCTATACTTGCATCTGATGCTGACTGTAAGCTTATCGTCGCGTCTACNCCAAAAGGCGTGCGCCAAAAGCTCCATCAATGGAGCACAGATAAAAATCAGAAGTTTTAAAGAATTTTGGTACCCTTCTTCTGAATCTCCAAGCTGGACACAAACAGCTGAAAATATGTTTAAGACTCAATATAGCAAAGCAGGCTACGCAAGAGAGTTCCTTGCAGAATTCGGAGACGAGGTAGAGGGGGTCTTCCGCTCTGCCGACATCAGTGCTGCGCTATTAGACTATGACTTGAAAGACTGCAAGTATCATGGTGAGTCTAAATATGTTATAGGAGTAGACTGGAATAAGACTACCGGTACTCATATAACAATAGTGGAAGCACTTCGTTTTGAAAACGCAGGTTTTAAATATAGGACTCGTAGACCTACATGTAATTAGAAAGTCAGAATTCCAACAGATAGCTGCCATTGAGAAGATTATGGAGCTCGANAAGAAGTGGGGAGCTAAGACATCGTATATCTACGTCGATGCTGGCTATGGACATGTCCAGGTAGAGATGATGTGGAAATACGATATAGACCACCCATCTGAAAACACTAATTATAGACAGCGCGTAAAACCCATTACTATGAATAAAGCAATGGAGATAAGAGATCCAGTCACTGGTGAGATACGCAAGAAACAGACTAAACAATTTATGGTAGACACTTCTGCAAGGGCGTTGGAGCAGAAGCAGATCATCCTTCCTAAATCGGAAGACACAGTAACAAGGATTATTCCAGAAGAAATAATGCACGCTCAAATAGGATTAGTGCAACAGATGCGAAACTTTACTATACTCAAGTATTCTCCTACTGGCGTTCCGACGTATTCACAAGATTATGAACACACGCTTACCGCCTGGATGCTTTCCATTATGGGCCACTTCATGGAGTTCAGCGATATCGCTAAACTAAACCTAAATAATGATATAGCATATTCAGAAGGTATCGGTAGTAAGTATGGACAAAGCGGCAATCCTATACCTGGATTCCAGTTCCAACCAGATAAAACGCTTACTGAAGCAGTAGAGGAAAACAAAGACCTTGCTAAGGAGCTTCGTCCAGGCTCTCGTGGCATAGAAGACGATGGGCAACCACTATCTGGAGATAGAGATGCAGGGCTATTAGTATCTGGGTTACAATCTGGACAGCGAGCAGCGCGACCTCGTAGAAATAGAGAGTCTGACGAAAAGAAGAGTAGGTTCGGCAGAAAGATGTCACAACGCAGATCAAGGACAGACTTCTGATGGCAGGTGGAGATAACCTATTCTACGATGGCAGAAAGACCGTTAAGAAGGATAGGACCTTACGTGAGGCGCAGTCTTCACCCGGTACAACGCCGTCAGCAGAAGATGACATATACAACCAGCGTATAGACAGTGTATATGAAGAGTTCTCCAATATTATAAATACAGCAAATGCAGTTATCCCAATATATGAAGAGAACTCAAGGATTCTTTCTATTCCTGTTGATAGTATCGCAATAGATGTGCGCAGTGCAGTTAAGCGCAAAGACCAAGGAGTTCCGGACGGTTCAGAGATTAGATTTGATCTATTTAGAGATGCTATAGAAAACTATGACAAGCTGCGCGCCAATATCTCCATACAAGCAGCAAGCCAATTAGATGGCAACCCGCCATTGGATTCAGAGCGTATTACTAATATAAGGCGTCAGATAGAACAGGATGATTTAAACGAAGCTGAATTAGCACTGTTTGCATCTGCTATTCTTATTCGATACACACTTGCCATCCTGTCTCATCAAACTAGTGTCCCAGTTACGACTACAATGACTGCGGCAAAAATCCCACCTGGTACAGACATACCTCCAAGTATTACGGCTATTATCGCAAGTATAATACTCCAGGCGTTGCTAGAGATAGTTAATGAAGCTGTTTTACAAATGGGCGCTTGATGCCTCTACAGCACGAACGCCAAGTATAAATGCTTCTACATTAATTTCTCAAGCTAAAACAGGACCAGAGCCAACAAGGCTTGAACAAATAGCTATCAGGCGCGCTGGAGAAGCCGACTATCAAACAATACTTGAATACTCACTAAACTTTATCTCTAATTCGACAGATGCGAGGTACCACTTATGGCTTGCGTACCTGGACAGTAAGCAAATACGAAATAGAGCGATAGAGCATTATCGATTCGGGCCGCAATACTCGTCTAATGAAGTCGCCCTGCTCAATAATATACCTAAGCCAGTCCCAGTTAGTATACAAACCGACACAGTAATTACCCAACGAATTAATAATCAGTTCTTTAGTAATATCATTGCTATGACTCCCGAGCATCTCTGTGCTCTTGAAGAAGACGCTACGAGTCTACAGAATAACCTGCATCTTATAGCCATCACTATGTCGTCTAGATTTTCCGCAGACATGATATGTTGTCTTACTAGATTCTTCGGCAGCTTTGACAAAAAGACTCTCAAGTCTATGAAAGCTATTATGGCATTTGCGCAAGGCATGACACAAGAGCGTATGACTATAGATCTTACTAAAACACTTGTTAATATTACGAACTACCTAAGCAATAGCATTAGAGACTTTTTAATGGCTCATTTAGACAGAGTGTTCGCAGTAGTCGTTAATCCATTGTTGGATGAAATATCATTATCAGACGATGACTGGAGTACTATTTATAGAGGGTGTCCAATCATAGAACAAGTTGTAGAATTCATACTCAAAACAATAAATTCGTTGTTTGTAAAATTACGAGAGATTATCTTGTCCATTAACTTAAGCGGGCAGTATATGAATCTTGACATAGAAAATCGCTATACATATATGTATGAGATGAGAACATTTAAAGTAATACTTGATCTAATAGATAGAAATCATAAGCGCACTCATTAATAATGATTGCGGATTTGATGAAGACGGGAGAACAATACCCAGCGAATTANCAGGATTCGTAGACGCTGCTGCTACAGCGCAGTCGGCCTATACGATTAAGTTTCCACAAGAACTCATAGATGCTCACTTTAGTGAGTCAATAGGAGTTGTTGTAGAAGAAAACGACGTAAGACCCACATACACGATTCCGTCGCTCAATGATACGGCAGAGGCTGGTTTAAGCGAGCAAAGGATCATGCGAGAGATAATGGACCGTTGCGGTCGTAATCTCTCAGATGACGATCTGGACAGAATCTTTAGGATGACAAATGGGACTGATTAACTTACTTCGCACTGGCAAGTGGTCTAAACAGGCCAGTTCAGCAAACGAAGACCTAAAGCTCTCTGTCGGTAGCACAGAGAATAAACCGTCCGTTAACCACAGCATAAAAAATAGGCCAAGACAACCTGTCAGCGTGCTTCACTATAAACATACTATGACAGCCAGAGGATGGCCGTTCCAAACTGGACACGACTTCATTGGTCCGATATATAACTTAGGCGAAATAGCCAAAGTATTAGATATCGACGCCTACTTCTCTGCTTCTGTGCGCAGGCACAGAGAGCTCATAATGAAAGAGGGTTGGCACTGGACCAGTAAGAATCAAGAAGCAATAAAGTATATTAAGAAACGTATGAGCGAAATAGCTATGATTTCTGGTGAGCCGATTAGCTGTATGATTAGAGAGGGTCTTACTAATATCGTTGCTTATGGGACTTCTATTTTTGTTCTTAAAAGGGACTCATCCAGGTCAAGCGGAGGGTCAATAAGACTCTTCGGAAGAAGGCTCGAACCTATCTCTGGAATTTATTCAGCAGACCCTAGCACTATGGCAGTCAAGAAGAACGACTTCGGTCGTCCAGTATCCTGGCGACAAAAAGTGTCTGGTGAAGAGGGAAAAACTAAAATTTTTCACCATAACGATGTAGTTCTGTCAACATTAGATAGAAAGTCTGGCTTCACTTTCGGAACCCCATATGTTATCCCAGTTCTTGACGACATCAGGGCGCTCAGAAGACTGGAAGAATTAGTAGAGCTCGTTACTCACAAAAACACCTTCCCATTCTTCCACGCTAAAGTTGGTACTGAAAAAATGCCAGCTGGCTATGTTACAAGCCCAGATGGTACACAAATAGGTGAAGTAGACCTTGTTAGAGGACAGATAGATAATATGCCACCGGAAGGTGGTTTAGTTACATCTGAAAGAGTAGAAATAGCTATGCTTGGCCAACAGGGTCAAGTATTAGACCTTAAGCCATATCTGGAACACTTCGAAAACCGCGTCATGGGTGGGCTTAGGTTATCTGGTATAGATCTTGGACGAGGAGACACCGCCAATAAGTCAACGGCTCAGACTGTGACTAAGAATCTCGTAGATGCCTGTACTGAGATACGCAACGTGTTCTCTGAAATCTGGGACTCTAAGATCAATGATATACTACTCTTAGAAGGCGGCTTCGATATTAATGAGGATAATCGAGTTCACCTCAAATTCCCAGAAATTGACCGGGAAGAAATGAGAGCTCACCAGAATCATGGTCAACAACTGTTTATGAATAACCTTGTTTCAGAGGACGAGTTTAGACGTGATTATTTAGGTAAAGAACCAATCGAGGATGAAGAACGTAAGAAAACCAACTTCGAGCTCTATACTAAGACAATGGCTATTATTAGCGCAGTAGACGAACCCCATACTGCTGAAGCTAAAGCATCGTCTAGGGCCGTAGCTAATAAATCACAGCCAGCTAATCAATTTGGTGTAGCAACGACTAAAAAAAGAGTGGCCGCCAATGATGGACACGACCATCGGCGTATGGACCCCAATATAATGCGCCGCTATTACCTACAGTTAGACTATTACTGGATAGAGTTAATGAAGGAGTTGCAAGATAGCTCTGACTCTATAGTTAAGAACGGCAAGATGTTATCAAAAGATGGTCATATTAAAAATCTCGTNCATGGATATACGACATTAATGGTTGGTGATGCTAAAAAGCATCTAACTCCAATTGTGGAACTTGGTTACAAACATGCTTGCTTAGACCTTGACGTAAAGTTTAATATGAGTAAAGACGTCTTTTACCATTATTTTAATAAATATGTTAAAACCCAGTTGATTAAAATAAATCGTAAAGCTACTATGATGCTTGGTTTGGACGTTGAGTCTGGTCGTAAGGTTGGGAGAACCGCGACCAAATTTGACATAGCTGGAGTTTTTCAGGCACTCTCGCCTCTTTTAAAACAAGCCGGTGCTCAACAAGCAGACCTCGCCTATAAAATCGGATACATGGAAGCGTTAAAAAGGAATAAACAAGAGAACGTTTTTGTTGTTCCTGATAAAATAAATGCTCCTGATGACTGGGCTGACCAAGATTCTCGTGTCTTATCACTAGACGTTGCCGCTAAGCGCGATTTTATGGACTTAGACTTGAATCGCCGCTACTTAATACTAGCGGAAACAGCTAGTTTAGAAGAATAAGAAAAAAGGAGCAGGTAATGAGTAATAAGGTCGTAAGGTTCGTGGACTATATTTCCATGCCTGCGGCCCAGTCTCTATTTACCGATGCCAGACAACTGTTGGAGGATTTGCACGGCGTGCAAACCATAACGCCGCAGTTAAACATCTCTATCCAAGCTACTCATTCGGGTTACTTGCTCAATGGTAGAGTCTACCCTGGCACGGGAGTTAGAGATGGGGCAGGTTCATGGCTGTCCAACTAAAAATGGTGGAACATCAGGATATAATAAACCAATATTAATGCATCATGACAGCGGTCAGGATGCTATCGGGAGGGTGACCTCCCAGCAGTTTATAAAGCTATGGAATGAAGATAAATTTAATAACGACTGGCGTCATCCAGACCAGGGAACTAATCCAGGGTCTGGATTTATTTTATTAGGTGGCAAGATTGCAGATAAAGAGGCGCAGACTAAAATCTTAGACGGTAGATATAAAAGCGTATCTACCGGACAATCTTCAGACAAAATGGCTTGTTCTATCTGTGGAGAAGACTGGTCCGGACTGGGATTCTGGGACGAGGACCCATGTGAACATAAGCCAGGTAAAACTTACACAGTTGATAAACAAAGATATTTAGCATATTTAGTCACTGGCAAGCTTCAATATATGGAGTGTTCTTTTGTTAATCATCCTGCAAATGAACTTGCCGGAGTGATTGATACAAGTGGTTCGGTAACTACCGTTGGTGAGAACAAGGATGGTCATCCAGAATTGCAAGCATTTGACCAGCTTGGCTCTGTACACTCCCTTAAAATTAACAGACGACAAAGGAGGAGTTACAGAACTTCTCAGAAAAGAAGGAGAGTCAGACGAAATACCGTATGGCGACGGCAATGCTAAAAAAGGAATACTTATCAGCGTACCTAAAGGAGTCAACTTAAAACCAAAAAGAAAAACAGCTTCAGAAGATGACGTTCCTGATCGGTCAGATAAAACTTCGTCAGAAAATGATAGTGCCGCCAGCACATCAGATGCTGACACCGACATGACAGATGAGGAATTTGCTCTTGCTAATATTGCGCAATCAATGCAGAACGCTGGCGTTCTAAGTGATAAAGAGTTGAATACGTGCGAACTAACGTTCGATCACTGTATTGAGCTTATAGGTCAATTAAAGGATGCTGATTTATCTGCCGAGCAGCGTAAAAAGCTAAAGAGTAAAGCTTTCTGTGGCCCTAACCGGAGTTTTCCGGTACCCGATTGTGCTCATGCAACCGCAGCAAAACGCTTAGTCGACAGAATGAAAGCGAGCAAGTCTACAAAAAGTAAACTTCTGGCTTCTATTAGTCGCAAAGAAAAAGCTATGGATTGCAATAGCTCCAAAGATAGTCTGAGTAGAAAGGCAAAATCTGCGATGGGTAAACCAGCGGACGATGCAAAAACTAATGACGCTAAGTCTGAAGAAACTCCTGAAGACAAAACTCTTCAGGTCATGCAGACCGCGTTAGAGGATGCTCAGGCCAAAACTGCTGAACTGGAAACTGAGCTGGCTAAGTCGAAACAGCTCTATGATGCCAAAGTAAATGAATACAATCTTTTTGATTGATGAGAATGCCGAGCTGCTTTCTGATTACCAGAAGCAATTAGCCTCGCAGCTTATTCAGGTGCAAATGCAACTTAGCAAACCCACCGTACATGGTGTCAAAGATGCCTCTTCGTTCGAAGAAGCTGTTCAAAAGCTGTCTGGTCGTACCATTGATAGCCTCAGAGATAGCATCGCTGATGTTATTCCCGAGTTAAGTGATAGCTTTAAGAAAANNGGCCTTCCTTCTTTCATTCAAGATAGGCAAGAACCTAAGCCAGCTACCCAGAAAAGCGTTAAGCCTGAGGGTGACAAAAAACCAAAGAAAAAAGCAACAGAAGAGTCGGTTGATGACATTCTGTAGTTTGTTGTTAAGAAAGGACTGCTTAGTCCATGGCAATTAGAACTGCCCGTGGCTACGACGCGGTTCATCACCCATATCAGGAACTGTATCAGGGTACTCGTCCCTCCTTACAGGGCCTGAAAGCTGCGAAGTTTCTTCCAGTCGCTCTGGTCGATAAACTTCATGATGATGATCCAATCGTCTTATTGCCCGGAACATTCGTAGGGCTCCTTAATACTGGAGCCAATAGAGGAATTAATGGTGGTGCTGCCGACACCACTTTTGGTGATGTCGAAGAAGCTGCGAGACGACTAGTTCCCGCACACCAAGTTGCATACACTATCACCTACACCGCATTCGATAGTGATTTCGGTACTCCTGACATCGATGCAGCTGGTGCAGATGTTTCTGCTGCTGGTACCTCGACTAAAACTGTTGGCCCCATTAAGCCAATCGGTGTAGTTGCAGCACCCGTATACAGTTCCGCTCTTCCCGATAAATTCACTAACTACTCTCGTGACCTTACTCCCTCTGTGCTCTGCGGTAACTACAATGTGGTGATCCCTGCGATTACTGCTAATGAAAAAACCATCGAGCCTGGCGATAGAGTTGTGATTGATGACACTGCTTCTGCAGATCACGATCCTACTCAAATCGGAGCAGCGACTACTAACGTAGCTGGTCGCGTAAGAGCATGGGATAGCACCGCCAATACTGGTGCTGGTGCAGCAGACCTTCAAGGTGAGTACGTTGTTGGTCGCTGCGTTCACAAGTGGGTCATTGCAGTAGGTACCGCCAGCACTAAGCTGTCGGCAGACCTTACTGCAGGAACTACTTTAACGTCTGTTGACACGACTCATGGTTACGGAACTCTAAAGCGTGTCCAAACTGTTCCAGGTCTTGGTCTCTCAGGATCTGAGACTCAGGGCGTGCCTGCAATGTTCAAGCATGCATACTCTGATGCTGGTGGTTACTACTACGCACTCGAAATTAGAGTTGACCTCTAAAAGAGCAGAAAGGAAGTTTAATGTCTGACGAAAAACTCATCAACATTGACGAAACTGCTCTTGATGAGCATTTTGAAGATGGACAAAAAGATACTGTTCTTCAGTTGGTTGACAACTTAGAGAGCAGCATCCCTGAAGCAATCGAGTCCTCTGTTTTAGACAAGCTCAAGTCGGCTGGTCTTGATGACAAAGTTCTTGGTTTCTTGCGACATAAGTTGGGTAGTGAGCCTATCAGACGCGACTTCGATGAGAGGTTGGATAGAACCACCTCGATTTGGAAGCGCAATGGATATCTCCCAAGCCATCCAAGTCGTCGGTTCTCTTACGAAGATCTTGTCAAGGCAGACAAGCGCCGGATGGCCGATTTTGATTCCGGTAAATTAAAGCCCGATATGTTCATGGATACGCAGTTTTCGCTTGAGCAGCCCATGCTGATTCCGAGAGTTATCTCTCAAATCGTGCGTGAGGCCGTAGAGCCTACAATTGCACTAACCCCACTTCTTCAACGCATCAATTTCCAGATTGGCTCTACTCTTACATTCCCAGCTATGGGCGCATTCGTTGCAGCCGATATCCCTGAGGGTGGTGAGTACCCAGAGCAAACTCTGGAATTCGCAGGTCAAGTTACTGCGACTATCGGCAAGTCCGGAGTCGCTGTTAAATTTACCGAAGAGATGCTTCGCTACTCGCTGTTCGATGTCATGAGCATGCACCTTTCTGCTGCTGGACGGGCTCTTGTCCGTCATAAGGAACAAAAAGTTGCGACGATGATTTTCGGGCGCTGGTAGCGTCTACTTTCGACAACACTTTCGAGCAAGGCTTCTACGGCTGTTGGCAGTACTACTGGTCGCGGCATTGATGGCGCAGCCAATGGTACGATTAGCATCGAAGACTTGTTCCGCATGTATGCTGCAATGGGCGACAGCGGATATGTGCCTAACGCACTTATCATGCACCCATTCGGCTGGTTGTCGTTTGCACTTAACCCAAGCTTGCGTGCGTTCGGGTTCGCTAATAACGGTCCTATGTTCGCGCCTCGCAACGGTGAAGTTGGTGCAGAGGAAGCTTGGAGAGTCGGTGGACTGAATCAGCAGACTGAAGTCACTGATCCTGGTCAAATCGCCTCTACTTCTTCTCCTGTTCCTGGCGGATTCCCCGCAACAATGCAAATCATAATCTCCCCATTCGTACCTTACAACGCCGATGCTAATACTACTGACATCTGGATGGTTGATACCAACGAATTAGGTGTTTTAGTAGTCGACGAGGAGGTCATGACTGAGGACTTTAATGATCCCGCACGTGACATTCGCAAGGTAAAACTTCGCGAACGCTATGCAGTGGAAAATATCAATAACGGCCAGGGCATTCGTATTGCCAAGGGCGTTGAAGTTAACCGCGACTACGCGTTCGAGGACAACATCGTCTGGGAAGCTGGAACCGGTACGCTCACTTCGGCTACCGGATACAGTGGCTCTCCATAGTCTTAATCTTGCAGCTTAAGGATAGCCTGGAGGTATTTAGCCTCCAGGCTTCACCTTTACTCCTTCGAAAGGTTTTATTTTTAAATGTCAGGGAAAACTAAAAAGAAGTCGATTACTTCTTTGTCGGGTACGACTAATCTCGAGATTCCAACAGGAGTCAAAGCAGGAGATGTTGTTTCGCTAGACTTAAGGCATCGTGGATACTTTGCCGTAGGTAGTTTCGAACTATGCAGAGATAAACCCACAGAGACGATACCGGAAAATCTCACGAATCAGCAGATGACTATTATTCAAAGAGCTATTAATAGTAGACAGATAGTTATGGGAGATAAATCGATCCCAAGAATCACTAGAGACATAAGTATACTTGAACAATATATTGCACATGTGGAGCAAACGACTGATGTTAGAAAAGACCTACATCCACATGTGTCTAAGCTTGCCAAAGTAATCGATAAAATTGGCGGATATTCTAAGCATGAAATATTAGAAGAAATGCTTAGATATGAAATGCAAAATCGATGTCGAGCCATCGTTATGGAATACTTAAATTACGCAATGGATAAAATACCGGGAGTCACAAAAGTTCGTGACTATGTTGCCCAAAGAAAAACATCCCCTGTCGAATTAGGCAACTTGGATAAGCCTCCTATATTGGGGGCATCCGAGGAGGCGTTAAAGGAACTTTGAGGTAAATGGCTGCACCAACACTCTCCACCTCAGATCCTACTGACAACGCAGTTGGTATCTTCCGAAATAAAAGTATTTCGTTAGAGTTCGATACTGCGTTGCTCGCTTCAACTGTTAATTCATCAACTGTCATACTTAGGTCTTCTCTTCTCAATGAAATAGTTGATGCTAATATAACACTGAGTGGGAGTACTATAACAATAGCTCCGTGGAACTTGTTAATCGCAAGTTCCACATATACTGTCACAATTATAGGTGCAGACCTTGGCCTTGCTACAGGAGCTATACAATCAAGCGATAGTTCTGATTTAGCATTAACTGCAACTATAACATTTCAAACCGGTGTCCAAATATCTACAGCTACGCTTGGTAAAACAGAAGAAGAGCTCGCTATACAAGGCGATGTTTTTCTTCCCACCGAAGTAACTATTACAGACACTGGATTCTCAATAGTTAACACGAGTCCTAAAAATCACGAGTTCTCCATACCTACAGATAAAAATCAGCTAGTCTTCACGTTTTCTACGACGATAGACACCGGTACAGTAGTAGATGGAACAAGCTTTATATTAAGTCAGTACGCCTTTCTCGACGAAGAGGGACTACTGGCTGTTACTGGAGCAGACGGAGTCCTTACCTTCCAGCAAGACAATACTGGATTGAATTTTACAGATATAACTGGATCAATAGAGGTCGTTGGTACTCAGATTCTGTGGACAAAGGAGACGTCAAGAAACTGGATGAATAATTCATGTGTTGAGGTTTTCCTGGGATCAACGATAGGTGGCACAAGTGGTAACACTCTAGGTTATGATCAAAAAGTCACATTCTATACTGACCCTCATCCAGATATAGTAGGGATACGTGCACTAAAGAACGAGCTCGGCACTCTGATGCCGAATACTTATCAGAATGATTATTTAGGATTAAGATTATGGTTTAGATCCATCGAGACATGGGAGGATCTAAATAGAAATATGAATTTAAGTGTCGCATTCAATAAAAACAGGTCATTTAAAGAATATATTAGATGCAAATCAGCATTGGATATAATAGAAGATATTCGAGGTGAAAAAGACCTAGGTGCTGGAACGAGTAAGACACTAGGAGACTTTAAAGTATCCTTTTTTCCAGCCGGTGCAGATACTAAATCCAGAAAAGAAATAAGCTTAGAGAATATGTGCGATAAAGCATGGAGGGCTCTTGTCGGATATATTAATAGGCCCACCATCACAGTTAAAGGTCGTGGAGGAGTGGTACAGAGAGGTAGTCGTGTTTGGCGGATGCCGATATTGTATAATAGCATGAGAAATGTATATGTTTCAGACCCAGTTCCAGCAGCGAATACATCAAATGAACGAAACCGTAAATTACCAGGATTCGGCGATGCAGAGTGATGACATGGACGCTTTAAAGTCAGGTCCGCAAGTCTACAGTGAGCCTAAAAATGTATTAAGCAGGCAAACTCTAGTTCCCCTTGGGTTGGTATGTGTTGTTGCTTTCAGCATAGCATCAGGCGCAATTTGGATAAGTAGCCAACTAAAAACAATCGACTACTCAATTAAGGACCTTAGAATATCTCTAACGAGACTAGAAAGTAGTATTGACGACATAGCAACAGACACATGGACAAAGTCTGACATGACGACATATATAGAGCTCCTCAGAGCAAAGAACCCAAATCTTGACTTACCACTAATTTCCCATTAAAGGAGGCGAACATGGATCTAGAATTAATGTCAAGAAATAATAATAAACGAGCGACAAAACTCGCTATGTATTTCTTGTTCCTTGCTACAATAGCAATGACTACACAAGGTTGCGCTGGACTTCAGGAGTTCTTTACAAGACCGCAAGTAGTCACTGGAGAAGTAGAAACTGTTCCAGTAATAGTTAAAAGGCCCGTTTTAGATACCGATAGTAATCCAGAATTGGATGCCGACGGTAACATGATTCTTCGTGATGAAGTCATGATGGTTGAGCGAGCTAAATTAGCAGACGCCGGACAATCTCCGGCTGAAGAATCTGTTGCTGCCGCCCTCCCCTTATTGGGGCCATGGGGGCTTCTCGGACTTACTGTTGTAGGTATGGCATCTGGTTGGGTAACCAGAGGATATAGAGAACAAAAGTTGAAAGAAGCACAAATAACATGAAATTTCTAGCCTCATTACTACCGAGTAATCCTGGTGAATCTAAGAAAGCTCAAGTGTTGGTGTTAGTCGGAGCCCTGATACTCTTTGGTAAACATCTTGGCTTTAGTCAAGAAGAGCTCAAGAGCGTATTATATATAGGTATGACATATCTTACAGGGCAGGGTCTGGCCGACTTAGGAAAAGAGGGTAAAACCACAATCAAGGTCGACAAGAAATCGACTCAGAAAGGCTAGTCCATGGCTGGACCATTTACCGGAGCAAAATCAAACTATCTTGAGACAAGCATCTTAGACCATGTGTTGGGAGTGGCTGCATTTACAGCGCCTACTGCACTTCACCTTGGTCTGACAATTCAAGATCCAACTGAATCTGGCGCATACGAGGCTCTCTATGAGCCGGGACCAATTGCTGGCACCGGGGGCTATAATAGAGCCGTTGTCACAACAGAATTCGATGCAGCAGCTGTTGGAACAGTACTCGGGCAGACAATCGGCGCCACTAGCACCATGACTGGTACTATTACATATGGTGCCGCTTCTCTTGATTGGGGCACTATTACTCACTGGGGACTTTATGATGCCGCTACTGCTGGCAATATGCTTTACTACGGTGAGTTCACTACAGCTAAGGCCATTAATAGTGGAGATACTGTGCAAATCTCTTCTGGTGATTTGACTATCGAAGAGAGATAATTCTTTTCGACAACTTAAGACACCAGATTATGGGAGGGCTGATAATTATATTGGTCCTCCCATATTCTAAAATAAGTAAGAGACATAAGTGGTAATAGCAGTACAGACAACTGCAACTAAAGTACGGTCTTCGTCTAATTCTGGGCCAATAGTGTCTGCTGGTACTATATCTAATAACGATTACATATTCGCGGCTCTTTGCAAAGGGTCTGGGTCGAATGTATCGCCCTCATCTATAACATGCGGTGGGCAGAATATGACTCAAATCGGCCACAGACTATAGCTTAACCAATGCTGGAATTTTGGCATACGGGTATAATGCCGATGGTGTTTCAGAATCCGGAACAAATGTAATATGGACATGGTCGGGTAAGAGAAGCGGAGCTCTTATAGTTATGAGAATTACGGGTGCCGCTACCTCTTCTACTGCATCGCAAAGCAATGGCAACACTAATGCTTCATCGGCAAGTAGTAACTCATCTTGGAGCACCATTACGTCTGTTCCTACGAGCAGTTTAATTATAACTGCAATGGCTGGAGACGTAGGTAATGGTAGTGCGCCCACCCATAGTGGACACACTATTGTCTACGTCGGAGACAAGGATGTAAAGGGCGTGGTCTCATATGATCTGTCTCCAGCTTCTACAGAAGAAAGTGGTACGTTAAACTTTGGAGACACATGGGGTTCTTTTGCATATATGACTATACAGATAGACATTGAGAATGTAGGCGGCGACCCCAACAAAGAAGTTTACTTAAGAAGAAAATCACTTCGCGCCATAGGCTATTAGGAGAGTTAAAAAAAATGTTTTACAAGCCTGGTAAAATCAGCGACATAAACGATGTCATACTTCCTCTCTATGATACTGGAGCAGATTTCTTTGCTACAGGCGTTACGTTTGCCGCTGGAGATGTCCTTATTTCTAAAGATGCAGGTGCGTTTGCTAACGTAA